TCAGATCCTGGCGTCAGTTGGTCAGGCTCCTGTAAACACGTTAACGACTGAAGAAACTTTTGTACTAGAAAAAACTGACAGTTTTGTCGGCTCTATTAGTGGAACCACTCTTACTACAGAAGAAGACAATATTCCTGTTGGTACGTATATCTCTGGTACAGGTGTAACCCAAGGTACTTCTATTGCTACTGCAGGTGTTGCTCAAGGTACTGATCCAGAAACATATAACTATACTGTTAACATTTCTCAGACAGTAGCTAGTACAACTCTGCTTAAATCAGAAGTCTCTTACAAAGTTGAAACTCAAACCAACCCGGACGTTGCGATTGCTTATAACACGTTAACGGAAGTTTCACGGGAAGTACAGTCAGAAGGTTGGTCCTTCAATAGAGAACGTAATTATACTCAACTCCAACCTGATAGCTCTACTAAAAAAATTGCTATTCCTAACAATGCTATTCAAGTAGACCTTAGTCAAGACTACGTAGCTAATTTTGGTCGTAATGCGGTAAACCGTGGTGGTTACCTGTACGACACTATTGGTCACACTGATGTGTGGAATACTAACGAAACTATTTACCTAGATATGGTTTGGGAAATGGAGTATGAATATCTTCCTCAACCAATTCAAGCTTACATTGTAGCACGTGCAGCTGCAGTTTTCTGTAGTCGTACTATTGGTGATCCTAATCAATATCAAATGCTGCAACAGAAAGAAGCGTATACAAGGGCGATGGCTCTTGAATACGAATGTAATCAAAATGATGTAACCATCTTTGGTTCACCTAAGGATGGTAATTACTACCGTAGCTATAGCCCCTTTAACGCACTACTCCGATAATGCCCGCAGTAACTCAACTGACACCTAATTTTCTTGGTGGTGTCTCACGACAAAACGACGACAAAAAATTAGAAGGTCAGGTATCTGAGTGTATTAACGGGTATCCTGATCCGACCTACGGTCTTCTTAAAAGACCAGGTATGAAATTCCGTAACCTTCTCCGCGCTGGAACCGTTAATGGTACACCTTACACTAAAACTCAATTAGAAGATAGTACGTGGTTTTCTATTAACCGTGGAGCAGCTACTTCTTACGTTGGTGCTATTAAAGGTACCAATATTTATCTTTGGACTACAGAAGGTGTACCGTGTTCCGTAACAGCTCCTGGTGGAGGTGCTTATAGCACAAGTTATCTGAGTGGTTCTGATTACCACTTTCGTAGTATTCAAGATACCACCCTTGTTACTAATCGGGGTGTGACGCCTACCATGCAAGCACCTGGTAGTTACGTTGCTAATTCTGTAGCTACTATTAAGCTGACTAATTTAACTGAAACTTTTGAGTACAGTGTAACTATTCAAGGTATTACAACTACAGTCAGTGCTCAAAATGGGGCAACATTTGATGACATGTTGTTGTACGATTCACAAGATATAAACACTAATCATCATTTAGTTGATGCAATTAGAGCTACCATTTTGGCACAACAAACAGCTAATAATCCTGACTTTGATGGTCAATGGGGTTTAGAAGGTTACACCAATAGTCTTGTCATCAAACGGTGGAACCAGTCTAACGCAGCCGATCAAGTAATTACAGATTACGGCTATTACCTTGATCCTACTGCCTTTACTATTGAAGTTAAAGGTGGTCTAAACAACGATGCTATTGAAGTATTTGAAGACGAAGTAACTGATGTTTCTAAGCTTCCTGTTGAATCCTTCCATGGTCATCACGTAACTATCCTCAACAGTGATTCTGCTGCTGATGATTACTACGTTGAATACGTTGCATACAACGGACAACGAGGTAGAGGTTACTGGAAAGAAGCACGGGCACGTGATGTGTCTGCTGGTGTTGTAGCATCATCCATGCCCCATCAACTGATTAGAACTGGTGAAACTACCTTTACTTTTGGACCTAGCCCGTGGAGTACTCGGGAAGCCGGAGATGATGTTACTAATCCCCCTCCTTCTATTTTTACTGTTGATACCTCAGTAACACCACATACTTATACAGGTAAACCTGTTACAGCTACGTTCTTCTACAATAACCGTCTAGGATTGTTGTCTGAAGATAACGTTATCTTTGGTGTAGCTAATGATGCTTACAACTTCTTTGGTCGTTCTGCATTAACTCAAATTGATTCAGACCCCATTGATTTGAACGTATCAAGTATTACACCAGTTAAACTAGTTGACGTTCTACCTTCTCCACAAGGTCTTACTCTATTTAGTGAACAACAGCAGTTCCAAGTATTTTCAACTGATGGTAGTATTCTAACACCATCAACAACCCTTGTTCGCACCATTTCTAATTATGAGATGGATCCGACCATTTCACCTGTTGATGTAGGTACGACTGCTATTTTTGTTAGCAAACTCGCACAATACAGTAAGGTGTTTTCTATTCAACTACAGGACGTTGAACAGAATCCGATTGTGGTAGACATCAGTAAACCAGTATTGGAATGGATTCCTAATACTATTGACGACCTTATCGTTAGTCCACAAAACTCTTTGGTTGCGTTGGTAGACAGAGATTCGTCTTACATGTACCTGTTCCGTTTCTATAATAATGGTGAACGGAATTTACTTGAAGCATGGACTAAGTGGCAGGTTACTAGTACCATTCAGTTTGTTTCCATTGTGAACGATGACATCTTTGTTATCGGTCAACATGAGGATGAATACACTATTCAATCAATCACGTTGGATGAAATCCCTAACGGTGAGATTGAAGTAACAGGTCCTGGTGTTTATCCTTCAATAATTTCAGGCAACGCTTGTCTCGATTTCATGTCGTTACCTGATTATAATGAAGAAGCAATTATACCTGTTTCCTATGATGAGACAAACGATGTAACTTTAATTTACGTCCCGTTTACACCGATTGCTGATAAAGAAGGTACAATTTTAGTTACTAAACCTTCTACTAGTGCAGGCTTTTCTGTTCAAGCCGTACCAAAATATAGTGTCAGAAGTGGCATTACTCACTGGTACTTTGAAGTAAAAGGTGACATCACTGAATTTGAAAAAAGTATAGTAGTAGGTTACAGGTATGACTTTGAAGTAACTCTACCTACATTCTATTTCCGCCGTAATGAAACCACCACAGACTACACTGCACCTTTGACTGTTGCACGTGTCAAACTGTCTGCAGGTAGATCTGGTGCTTTAACGTTTAAAACACGACTTGGAAGTTCCAAAGAATGGATTGACGTTAAAGAGGTGACTACCATTAACGACTACGAAGCGACGGGTAATCCTGTTAAGTCTGAGTTTCTGTTTGTCGTCCCCATCCATCAACGTAATACTAATTTTGAACTTAAAGTGACAAGTGATTTTCCGTATCCTGTATCGTTGGTGTCAATGATGTGGGAGGGTAACTATTCTCCACGACAGTATAGGAGGGCTTAATGTTTGACTTTGAATTTAATCCAAAAGGGCACAGCCTTCTAGATGATCAGCTGGCTGAGTCAGGCTTGGAGATGAACATCTTTGGTGTTATAGCAGGTGTTGCTGGTCTTGTAGGGGGTATTGCTGCCTCCCAGCAGGCTCAAAAACAAAACGAGCAAGCACAAGCTAATGCTGACGCTCAAAGGCAATCATCTGACAAATCTGCCAGATTAACTAACGAATACAATCAACGAGTATTTGAAGCAGATAAAGAGAACTATCGTCGTCAGCGTGACTATGAATGGCAAACTGCTATTAAACAATGGCAGTATAATTCAGAAATTCAAGATTTTCAGTATCTTCAAACTGCAAAACAATATTTAAGTTCTGTTGAAAATACTCAACAGCAACTTACTTACAACAGCGTAGCTGCTCAACAAGCTCAAGAACAAGAACAAGCATCTCTTGCTGAAATCCTAAATCAAGCAGCATTTCAACGTGAGGGTATGCTAATTGAAAGTTTACAGAATGAAGGAAGAGCGTCGTTACTTCAAGCAGGTCGTTCTCGTTCTAAAGCTATTCAGAGTACTATTGCGGAACAAGGTCGAAACGCAGCAATCT